CTACTTTAAGAGTTGCTCTTGATGGTTGGCTATTACGTTTAGTAGTTGGTAGATTTGATCACCGCTTATTGGCTCTTCGTTATCTACGGCTGAGGCTATGCAGATAGCAACGGCTTTAAGTGCTGCCACTGAGTCTTTTAGTTGCTCTTTGTTTTGGTTCATGGTTATTCAAACAATGGTATTTGGTTGGGTGATTGACCTAGTAGGCTTAGATCGGGCATGGTACGGCCTACACTGTTGGAACAATCTCTTAGCTCATCGATGAGTAGCTTTTGTAACATAGCATCTTTGGTTGTGGTGAGTGTTTTGGTGATGTCGATGATTTGCTTTGAGTATGCCAGCCTATCTCTTGGGGCTATTTGACCAAAGAAGCCATTTTTGCGTAGGGTTGGGAGTACTTCACTGCACACCCAATTACTGAACTCTATGGCTTTGGGTTTGTTTGATCTAAAGATGAGACGATAGAGACCAGGTTCATTGATAAAATTGGCGTCTCTTTCGCCTTTTATGGTGATGAGTTTTATCACCATAAACCACTCATCAGGCATGTTTTCTAATGTCTGACTTGACCATGATATATCTAATGCATCACACACATCTTTAGCACAAAACCATACTTGATCGTCTTGGCCTACGGCTGTGCGTACATCCATTTGGCTGAATTGAAATGGATTGGCTAGGGTTTTTAGGGGGTTCATGACATCACCTCTTGCAATGCTGATGCTAATTTGAATGATGGTATTAAGGTTTTAAACATTGGGTTCATTGGCTCACCTTTATCATTAAAGCCTTGATGAGTGAACTGAACGGGGTGATTAAGCAAATCACCTGACATTGAGGCATATTGTTTTATTTGTTGATGGCTTAAGCCACCGACCATGAACACCTGACCATTTTTTAACTCAATAGCAATGGGTTTTGGGTGTGTTAAGCCCGGCCACCAACCATGAATAATACCTTCACCCACATAGGCAGAGGGTAAATTAATGATGTTTGTTTTGTTTCTGTTACTGAATTTGTTTTGATAATATAACGCCGCTTCTAAAACAGCCTTAGTTGCTTTTTCATCGGCTATTGCTTCATCTTTTAACTGTTGTTTTTGATGAGCCGTTAGCATCCGCTTTGGGATTAGTTTTGGATCGGGAATGAAATTGTCGTCATTTGTGTAACCGTAAATCATGATAGTTCCTCGTGAAAATAAAAGAACTGACACTCTTGAGTTCAAACAAGGGTGACAGACTGCGCAGAGTTGAACTACCGCTCACGAGGGACGGCGCTCCGAAGAGCCTCTTTACAGCCTGTCATAAATTGAATTATACAACAGACACAAAAAAAGCGCTTCGATTGAGCGCCTTGCGCTCGTGAAATCAGGAGTTCAAACCTGCCACTAGAATGTGCTAGTGAGATATAAAGATAATAGAACTTGTTTACAGTGTCAACAATTATTATAATTATGATAATAATTTACACTAAAGTAATTTGCATGGATAATAATAAAATAACGGGTTATAACGATCAACGCCTTAAGGATCGTGCTATTGATGAAATGATTGGCATGTGTAAAGTCGTTTTAATTGATGGCAGTGTTTCAACTGACGAGGCTATATTTTTACTTAACTGGCTTAATGCTAACCCAATAGTGTCTACTGATTGGTTTGGTAAGGATTTGTATGAAACATTGCTTCACTTTTTAAATGATGGTGTTATTTCTAGTGATGAAGAACTTAAACTTTTAAATATTTTAACCGATATCACTGGTCGATCTGAAGTAAACACGGATGGCATTAATGCGGCCACTACCTTGCCACTTTGTAAAAACCCACCTAATAACATTACGCTAAAAAATAATAATTTTATTTTAACGGGTAATTTTGTTCGAATTAAAAGAAAGGACCTGGAACGTTATATTAAAAAACTGGGTGGCGCTATTAAAAAAACACCCACGGGTACCACTGATTATTTAATAATTGGTGATGAGGGTAGTAGTGCTTGGATGCATTCGACGTTTGGACGAAAAATTGAAGTGGCGGTTGCTGTGCGTGAAAAAGGTCATTCAATCGCTATTATCAGTGAAGATCATTTTTTTAAGTGCATTGATATTAATCGAATTTAATAAAGAAAATAGCAATGAGTAAAGAATCAAAACATGTCAAAAATTTCAAAAAAAATCATTTAAAAACTAATGAAACTCTTGTTGCTTTTGGTGATGGTTATATTGGTGAAGCCATGGGTAGTGGTGATAAAAAGCAACAAAATGGTTCTTTAATGGTTAGTGAAGAACGTGTTATTTTTTATAAAAAAGGTCTATTTGGTGAAATATTAGAAACAATTCCTTTGAAAAGCATTACCTCTATTGAGCGTAAATCTAAGCTAGGTCATCAAAGCCTGCATATGCATACATCACATGACTCTTTGCAGTTTAAGTCATTTGATAAAGCATCTATGCAAAATTTATATGAATGGATTGAAGAGTGTCGAGGTGCATCAGTTGATCAAAATCAATCGGTACCAGTAACGCCTGTTTCTCAAATAGTTGAGTTATCGCCCATTGAAAAAATTAAACAATTGGGTGAACTTAAAGAGGCGGGTGTTTTATCTACTGAAGAATTTGAAAGTAAAAAAGCTGAATTGTTAGCTCAAATATAAATAGACCCTTCATTCAGCAATAACATCAACCCGCCCTTTTACTCCGTTTGTATCACTGCCTATAGTTGTAAAACTACTGGATTGGTTGGGTTGGGTATTGTGTGCGGGGTGGCTGTGGCTTGCGGCTTGGTTGCTTAGGTCTATGACTAATTGGGCTAGTTCGCTCATTAGCTTTAGGGCATTTTCTGTGTTTGAGCCTATCCATGTTTTGGGTGCTTTGTGGCTTTGCTTTCCGCTGGTTGTTGATAGTGTGTCGCCCAGTACTTTTATTATTTGATTGGCTTTGGTGGTGATGCGTATGTCATCGATTGCCGATAGATCTAACACTCCCCCACTTTGCAAGATGATGGCCCCGAAGGCTTCTATGCGTTTTACGGCGCCTATTATTTCTGTGTCGTTGGTTTTGGTGTTTTTGGTGGCCACATGAAATGTCTCGAGTACTTCGAGTGCTTCGATCACGCGCTTGGTGCTTTTGTCGGTTATGGTTTGGTCTGTTTTGCGGGTCCAATTGCCATTTTTATCTATGTTTTGATATGCCTCGGCGTTTTGTTGCCATTTTTGTTCACCACGCTGTATGTTTGGCAGGCTTAAGCCGTGGGGTAATATGCTGCGGATGAAGGGTTTGTTGGGTGAGCCATAGGCAAACGCTAACTCTACCCACGTGCCATTGTTGGGGTAAGCGAATTGCCCTTGTTCGTGGCCTGCGCCTGGCACGGGGAGCATGACATCTTTTAAAATGGGCCATTGTTTGTCGGGCTGGCCGTGTTGGTTTAGCACTTGCACATCGACGGCATAAAAGGGTCTAAATTCGTTGGCGATATCGCCTTGTGTTGGCGTTTCGCGTGCGGCGACTACGACGGCGAACATGGGTAAGTGATAGCCTGCTGATAATTCGGGAAACAGTTTTAAGATGATGCGTTTGATGGCTGCTTTCATTGCTCGCCCCAACTTAGTGTCATGTGGTTGTTTGAAAAGTCGATGTTGCCAATTCTAAAACCATTTAATTGCATCCCGGGGCGCAGTTGCGGCAGTGCCATGATGCGCGCGGTTTCGTTGGCACTGTGATTGTCGAGTAAATTATCGGGCACACCAAACTCACTTAGGTTTGCCCAACGTGAATCTGCCCATGAGCCCACATAGATTATGCCGGCTTGTTGTTGCCAAATATAATCGTTTATTTGAAATGCTTCAGCCATTGCATCGAGTGCGGCATAACCTGAGCCTAAGTGATAAAAATTGGCAATTTTAGTATCAACATAAGGAGCATCAGGCAGTGCAAAGCTTAAACCTGTTATTTTTTTTATATGCTCAATCACGTCTCGCAAGGTGACATGGCGCAAATTGAGCGGCAAATTTTGGTGTAATACGGCGCACAGCTCACGGCAAAACACATGGGTTTTGGTGTGTGATACGGGTACGACTTTATCGATATAACCGATAAACCAACGGGTTAGATTTTTATTGCTTGTATAGCCAAAATCATAAGTGACTAATTGCCTTGTTTTAATGTCGTGATTGTCTTTTACCAGCTCAAATTGAGCGCGCCCGGGCGTATCGATATCCAGCACGATGCGCTCACTGATTAATTCACGTTGTTGGTGGTTGATGGTGAGTGTGCGATTAAGTTTCATCGCTGTCTGACACCCAGTTTTCAAAATTTTGTAATACTTTTTCGGCACCACTGAGCACAATTTCAGGCTCTATTTCGCCACTGAGTACTGTTTTGGCAGCGGGCGAAATATCGGCCACTAGCTGTTTTTTTATGCGCTGTTCGACTAATTCGGGTATGGATTGCACCTCGATGAGTTTAAAGCTCACTCGCCACAATTCTAATGATTCGTCTTCTATGACTGAGACATCACCTTCAAACTTTACTTTGCGTACTTTCATCGCTGCCGTGGTGTCGTTTTTAACGCGATATATTTCACGGTTTCCGATGTTATTTTTAGCCTCTGCTAACACTACAATGTCGGTTAAATCATTGGCGTTAATAAATTTTATGAGACAATTAACGCTGATTTTTTTGGGCTTTTCGCCCGTTTCGGCACTGGCCGCCATGCTGGATGAACCGCTTAAATCGTCACCCGCACAGGTGAGTGACACCGACAGTTTTAAACTGCTGCCGTTAATTTTTTGGGCGTTTAAATGAAGGCTCATGGCATTAACTCGGTTAAAAAACTTAAATCATTGGGCGTGCCGGCAAACGCTAAAATAGCGGTTAATGATTGCGTAGCGGTGGGGTGGCCCACGCGTAAATCGCTGGCGATATTGCCCTCTGAATAAAAGCGAAAACCACTGCCACCGCTCACCTGCTCGTCAATGGCTACATTAGCATCAAAGGCTGTTTTAGCAATTTCAAAACTGTTTAAATGAGTTAAGGGGTCTGCACTGGCTAATGCCGCCGCATCGCTTAGAGCTTGCTGGCTGAGTGCTTTTTTATGAAACCGTGCCACCGTGGGAACGCTATGAATAAAGTGTGAGCGTTGCACGGGTTCGTGAGTCATTAAATTCATTTTATTGCTTTCGAGCTGTTCTAATTGCTCGGCTCGACGCTGCCATTGGTCTAATTGCTGCAATGGGAAACTAGCCGATAAATGAGCGCACGCTTTAGCAAAATCACGCAAGTTTGAGGCACTCACGGCCAGTGCAAAACAGGCCCCACCCGATAACACGGGCAGTTGATTAATGACCGCATCGATGGCCGCCGGAAAGCTGAGCAAAGTCACCGCGCCTTGCTTTTCGTTATGCTCAAACACCCACGGCGACACCGCAAACGTGAGCAGCTTGTGATTAACATTAAACGCACTGCTTGAAGGTGTGGCTAAGGTGAGGTTTGCCCAGCTCATTAGGGTTAATTACACAAAAAACGCATTACGTTTTTGTGCAAACCATGTTGCAAACGCTGTAAAGTCTGCGGCTACCATCGGCAATACCTGACCATTAGAGAGCTTGATATTAGTCGATACCTCACCCATTTCAAAAGCTGCTTTAACTTGCAAAACGGCGAGTGCATCATGAGATTTAAAAGGCACTTTAATACCTGTGGCTAAGTAAAGTTCACCCTCTTTTTTTACTAGCAATAAAGCATAATCAGCTTTTACTTTGTCGTACTCAGCTTGTGTTAAAGAGTTGTCTGCTAACAAAGCGTCTAAAGCTTTATCATCAAAGTTTACATAGTTCTTGTTATTTGCTTTAAAATTATACATATTTCTACCTTTAAATGTTTGCTGGTGGTTGTACACCGATTAACTTAGAGTTGTTTTCAGAGTATATGCAGCCAATGGCAATCGTAACCGAAGATATCTCAGATAAAACCCTTCCTTCTGCGTTATATATCATAGCAGTGTCAGTACTTCCTGCCTTTAATGTTATGTCAACTAAGTAAGCATTAAAAGACGCGCTTAAACCCCCCGCGTGTGCAGATAAAAATCCCTGCCCGTTGTTTAACTCTATATTGACTCGATAGCCAGCAGATGCGTTAAGAACACACTTGATATCACCTTCTCCAAAATACCCAAGAAAGGAACGATTACGCGCCCACACACTACCATTAGATGCCTTACCTTGAAAAGTAAACTTAAAGTGGCCTCTGAAAGCAAGTGTTAAAGAGTTACTGGTTGTTATACTATGAGATTGTGTCCATGTTCCATCATCATATGTACCTGTATGGATAGTAGTTGGTGTGGCTGTTAGACTGCCCCATTCTAGGATGTTAATATATGCAGCGTTTGCATTAACATCACGATCTAAAGTGTGTGTTTGTGAAGCTCTTAAATAAATTGTGCAGTGTGAGGCCACAGGACACTTTTCCACTGCTGTCGCAAGTGTTAAAAAAGGTGTGCCTAATGAACCGTCATTACTATCATTTCCTGCGGCTGCATCTACATAAAAACTGTACTCCATAACTGGCACTGCTGCTACTGCCGCCGCCACTGCTGCCTCTATCAGCCCTTTTTTAGCATTAAAATAATCAACTAATTCTTGCACTTTCGCGGTTTGAGTCGCGACCTCTTGCTCTAACGTTGGCATGGTTTTTCCTATAGTAAATTAACGCCGTTGACATCACGGCTTAAGTAGTTGAGCGCATTGGTTAACACGCGGTTTTGCTCTAGTTGAGCGTTTAATTGGTCTTGCTGTTGCAATTGGCGCAAGCTGTTGTTGGCAATGGCGGTGGCTTGCACCACAAAGCCCTGGCTTAAATCATTGGCTTGTTGAATAAAATCAAGCTGCCACGATTCTGCCGGCACAGTAATGGCCGATAAATTGGCGGCATCGGTAAATTTCACCATTAAATTGCGCACCACATTGTTGCCAATTTGGGCATTAATGTATTTACGCTTAAGCACTTTGGCGATGTTAACCGCCGCCACCAGCACGTTGTTTTCACCCACTAGGCCATACCAGTTAAAATCAAAATCCCCAATGGTCGAGTCCAACACCAATGAATAAATGACCGTGTTGGCATCGTCATAACCCACGCGGCCTACGTTGCCGTCCCACACTATTTGTTGTGCCGGTGGCAGCCCTGCTGCCACATTAATGGGGGTGTTTTCATCAATGTTGGGGATGTTGGCACACACCATTCGAGTGAGCGTTAAGGGTACCGCTGATTGTATTTTTGAGGCGATGTATTGCGCCCCTGCTGTGGTTATATTTCCGGCCATCATGTTCTCCTATAAAGTCAGTTCAACCACATCGGTGGCTTGGTTTAAGTTAAAATCAAAGGGCGCTATGGCCATACCACTGATCACATCGTTTAATGCAACTTCGGCAATGCTCACCACATGCGTGGCTTGGTCTAAGTTAAATTCAGCTGTTTCTAGCAAAATGGGGGGCACATTATCGACCGTGACAAACTCATAACGTCGGCATGTGCGTCCATATTGGCGCACGATAAAATTAAAAATATCTTCTTTACCGCTGAGCTCTGCCTCGGGAAATAACAGTTGAATCACGTCCCAATTTATTGCGTTCCAACGTTCGCGTTGCAGTAATAACTCGATGTCTAAACGCTTAAAAATAGAGGCAAACCCCGCTTTAGAGCCTGCCTCTTGTGCATTGATAAGGGCATATTTAACGCGTAGCCTAAACAGCGTTTCAGGCTCATTATTAAAGCGCTTAATGTCGCGTTGCCAGGCTAATAAACTTAAAATACTCAATGAGCAATGAAGCGCATCAAATTGTTGAATGGGCCATAGCATCCAGCCCTCTACCCTTACCCACCATGTTTGTGCCGCACCTATTAAGCGGCTATTTTCAGTGGCGTTTAACCAAAAAGGTAATTGAATATTAATCATGATTCAGTCACCGAAAGCGTAACGGTTAAAGACGTTAAACGTGGCACCCACAAGGCCGTTACAATGTCGGCAATATCAAAATCTATGCTGTGCAAACCCTCAAATTGCGCATGAATTTCTTGCGCCAAACGACTTAAACTAAAACGTGAATAAGGCAATGTTTGTGTTGCGTTGTATAAGCTGTTTTCACGAAAGGCGGCATTAATAAAATCGGTAACATCGCTGCTTAATTGGCTTATTTGTGCTGCTGTTAAATCGGTGTTGTGCCACACGGTGGTGGTTAAGGTTTGGGTTTGCTCGGGCAATTGCCACACTTGCAAATCATCACCGTGGCCGTGGTGGCCACCAGCGGTAATAAAGTCGTTTATGTCGCTTAAATAACTGGCAATGGGTGCGGCAAAGTCGAACAAAATATACGCATTGGCTGTGCCGGGGCCGCGTGGTGCATCGTGCTCAAACCAAATGGCGTTAATGTTGACCCCGGCAAATTGTGCCATTAACGATTTATACACCGAATCTGTGTGAAAATCAGACACCACACCCCACTGGTTACGAATGCGTGCCCTTAGTTCATCATCGGTTTCAATATTTGCCCCGGGCACCACTAACCATGTATCTTCATTAGTGACGGCCACAATGTTAGCAATGGGCACGGGCAAAATAGAATAATAACCTGCCCCTAAATTAAAATCGGCACCTGCCTCGGCGGCCTTAACCGCCACATTAAGCGTGGCTTCACCGACCTTAAAACTGGCTTCATTAATGCTGATTAACTGATAAATTTTGTCGTTTAAGGTGGCGGTTTGAATCAGTGTGCCTACAGGGATGGTGACGGCAGCGCCAACATCACCACGGGTAAATAACACCGCACCTTGGGCAATGGTTGCGGCTTTGCGGCTTAAATTAACACCATCGGCCAGTTGCTCTAAAAACACACCGGATGATGTTTTAACAAAAAATGAGGGCAACACCGTGGTGGCCATAAAATCCATTAGCTATAACACAGGAGCAGTTACTAAGGCATTCATCACGCGCCAAAACGGGCTGTACGCATTATTGTTATTAATGCTGCTGCCTTGTGCTTGCACGTCTGCCTTCCACTGCGTGTCTAGCTCTGCCGCCGTGGTGGGTAAACCACTGTCTTTTAGCACTTGTTTAAAATCTATTTCAGCCATTGTTTAACTCCAAAGAAATTGCGCCATATAAATACGTGTTAGCAGTGATAAAAAATAGCCCCGTGTCTTTGCGCTCAATCGTTATGGTGCCAGGGATTAAGCGCTCGTCTTGCTCAATTAATAGTTCTAATTGCTGTTGCAAATCGGCAATTAAGGCGCGGTCACGTTGGCCAATCATTAACACCAATAAACCACTGTCTCTCACCAAATGTTTAATGTCTTGGGTGATGCAATCACGGTCAAAAATTAAGCGTGGCTCACCGTTGCCATCGAGCGTGATGTCATCGTTGGTGATTAAAAGATCGGTATAATCTGCCATGGCTAACCCGCTGCAAAGGCCATTTCGTTGATTAATACTTGGCCGTTCATTGGCGTACCGTAATTATTAACGTGTACATCACCCATGCTTTTACTGTTGTTATTAGTGGCATTGCTAATGCGGTTAATAACCCCGCCTTGCGCATTTTTAGTGTCAAATTTAGGAGCAAAAGAGGCCGGGGCTTTAATGGATTTAGGTGTTTCTGTGCCAGTCATCCAATCCCAAGCACCACTTAATTTATTTTGCACGCTATCAACGGTTATGTTGCCACCCATTTTTTGAAGCCAATCAGGAAGCACTAATTTTGCAATCATTTTCCAACCATCAATGATCATCTTAAAAACTTGGGCTATACCATCTAATAAGGGGCCAAACCCTAACGCTCTAGCTAATGAATCAACAATACCTGTAATAGCTAAAACAACATCAGTTATAAAGCTTAAAATACTGCCTGAATTGTCATTAATAATTGAAAAGATTAAAGACCATCCATCATAAATACGGGTTAAAAAGGCACTAAAACCAATCAATATGTCTGTAATACCTAAGGCATCGGTAATGGCTTTACCTACATGCAAAATAACACCACTCCATTCATCCCAATGCTTAACCACAGAAATAACGACCGCACTTAAAGCAGCAATAGCAATTATTACTAATGTGATAGGACTGGTGACAATTGTCAGAACAAGTGCAAAACCACCTGCCATCGCAGTTGCTATACCAAGACCAATAGAAAATAAAGCTACAACAGCAATTAACCCAAAAACAACACCCATTACCGTGCCTAAATGAGATGATAACGTGGGGAATAACTCAGACCACCGCGACATTTTTGCAGATATCGGATCGAGAATATTTGAAAATAAGCTAATGCCGCTAATAACAGTGGGTAGCATTAAATTGCCTAGATTAATCATAAATCTTTCCCAAGCATTACTCATTAGCACAATTTTATTAGCCGTTGTATTGGCTCTAATTTGAAATTCTTTTTCCATGCTGCCTAAAAATTTCGATTGGTCGGCAACCAGCCCTATATTGTGTGAATATTTTTCAAATTGTTTGGCTAACAAGGCTATTTTCGGGGTGTGTTCTAGCCCAAAAATAGTGGCTAAGGTATTTGATGCTTGAGCATCACCCAAACCATTTATTTTTGTCAAAAAAGTATTAATGGCTTGCTGTGGTGATGCTAATAAATCATTTGCAAAGCGTTGACTGCTTAAGCCCATACCCGCCAATGCTTTTTGCACTTTAGGCCCCGCACTTTGCAAATTATTGAGCTTTAAAAACATCGCATTTATGCTGGTGCCTGCTTGCTCAGCAGGAAAGCCCAGCTCTAACATGGATGCCGCCAAAGCCGCTATCTTATTGGTTGATAAACCAATTAATTGCCCCGTACCACCCACTCGTTGAAGCACATCAATAATATCCCCTGCCTTGGCCGCTGTGTTATCAGATAAGTGATTAATTACATCGCCTAATAGGCTTAATTTATGAATTGGGATGTTATAAATATTGGAGAGTGTTGCCGCCGCATCACCCGCTTGCTCTGTTTGCAAATCAAAAGCCGTGGCCATTTTTGCCGTCACATTAATAAAATCTGGTAACTCAATTTGCTTTAAACCTAAACGACCACCCGCCGCCGCAATTTCGCCTAAACCTTGAGCCGTAATTGGCAAAATTTTTGTCATGGCTAAAATATCATTAGCAAACAATTTAAAATCTTTAGGTGTTTTAAAATCGACGGTTTTATTAACATCAGCCATGACACTTTCAAATCTAACGGCTTTTGCGGTTAAACGGTCTATTGCAAACCCCACACCAATTAAACTCGCAGACCCAATAGCCACTTTTTGAAAACCCTTTTGCATACGACTGGTCACTTTATTAACCGTGTTCATCATTTTTCCAGCGGGCGCACTCACCTTGTCGATGAGACTAACCATAAAATCGAGTTTTTGCATGGTGACTGACATAATTATTCCTACGCTATAAAACCTTAGCAATACCATCAGCTATGGCATTACTCATGTTGTCCCAATAGGTTTGCTCTAAATACACCGCTTCACCCATGGTTTGTTCGGTTACCTTTTCGGCGGGTAACCATTTTTTTACCAAACAATTAGCCTGGTGCAAGCCGTTGGTTTTTATGCCCTCGGCTATGCTCTCTGCTTTTTTAGTGAGATTTTTACCTCAGCACCAAATTCTTCTGCAATCACACCCACTATTTGCAACACCACCACGCCGTTGGGTTTGCCGTCACGCATCACTAGCGCTTTAAAGTCTTTTTGACATTTTTCATCAATGGTTTGGGCTAAAAAGTTATACGCCGGTGCCACTTTATCGTTGGGTGTTAAGTCGTTTAAATATTGGTTAAAATCGTCGGTTTCGACGTTAAAATTTAAGGCTTTATCGCCTGCGTTTATGGTTATTGTAGACATGTTTAATTTCCTGATTTGTTTTTAATTCGTTCTTGTAAGTATTTTTCAATCATAAAAATAGATCTGCTACCCATATGGCCACTAATGGCAATAAAAGCAGCACTGAGCATCGGGTCTATTTTTGCCGATTCGCATAAAAAAAACGTCACTAATCCTGCAAACGCGCTGGTGACCAGTTCGCCGACAAATTCGGTAATTGAAAAGCAAGGAATAATGCCCTCGCGGCGTTTGCGAATGTAATTAACCACGCCACCCCATGATGCGACTAAAAACACCCAGCTATAAGTGATCATTTGATAAGTTGTTGGGTCTTTTTCAGGCATTAGCAATGGCCTTTGTCGTGTTGGTTTAGCATGGGGCATATTAAATGTGCGGCCTCGTATCGAAATCTGTTCATTTTGCAGGCGTTGGGATCAAGCTTTTTATAGCGTTTCATTCGGCCTGTAAATAACTCACTCCACGTGCCAGGCTTATCCCAAAAAATGATGGTTGACGCCATGTTTAGCGGCCAATCTAAAAACACAATAAATGGCCAGCCAAACAGCGCCATGCCTAAGTTACGTTGCCATGCGCCCTTTTTGGTTTTGTGCTTTATTTTCATCACAAAGACAAAGGCAAAAAAGGTGTAAGCAAATAACAACATGTAAAAATTTAGGTAATCGATAATGAGTGTTAGCATTTTAAGTTCCTTTTAATCAAATAAACTATTAGGTTTACTGCCTGTGGCCATGGCACTTAAGCCATTACGTGTACCGCGTTTTTCCATTGATCGACCCACACTATAAATGCTGACCGCACCGCCCCACGCCATCCAAAACTCTGCCGGAAATTCAAAGGGTTTAATCGCGATGCTCATCATCAGTTGAATGAGTGGCACACATAAATAGTTAATAAAAATCATGGCTAAGCCAAAATAAATAAGCGTGGGTCGGGCACGTTTTGTGTAGTTATCGCCTTGGTTCATTTCGGCCACAATAATGCGTTCTTTTGCGCCTAGTTCTGCCCTTATGGTTTGTTCTACTTCGCTGTCACGTTTTTGTAACACCTTTTCTAGCTCTAATTTAAACGCGGCTTTTTCATCATCTGACTGAATAAACTTATCTGCTACATCCGCCACACTACCCAGCAAACCACCACTGACAAAACCCATAATTTTACCGATTAAACCACTCATAAATCACCTTCATCTAATAATGTATAGCTCAATTTCTGGCCATATTTTTCAACCGATTTAGCCACTAAAGCCATCACCAAATCAAAATCATTTGGGCTTGCCATCACTTGACAGCCTGCGCTCCATTTATCCACTTGCAGACTGGTTTTATTAACCCCAGCTCGGTGCAAATTAATGCCAAATAAACCACGCTCTATGGTGTGTTTTGGGGTGTCTATGTCGGCATCAATATCATTGTCTCGATACACATCCATATTGCCGCGTTGCACTAAAGCTTTATATTTTCCTTGGTGTGCGCCCACTTGCCAACAGCTTTTATAATGTCCTGGCACCAGCACCGCTGTGCCGTTTACATTTAATGGGTGTTCGCGGTAATAAATGCCCGGGTCTGTGGTCATACTAAACACATACAGATGCGGCTTTTTGTCCATTTCAAACAAAATAATAAGCGTGTCGTTAAAGCTGTTTGCGTTCTTATCGGCTGATCTAACCCCGATTAAATTAAGGTTATAATCACCTTTAAAAAATGGGTATTTCTTCTTTTTTAAGGCATCCGTTATATTTTTAACATTCAGTTTCACTGTCGCACCTCTGCTTTTATGTAGTCATCCCACGTCGCGGTTAATCCGTTATCCACGGCGGTTATTTTTAAGTGATATTGCTTGTTTTTAACTAAGCCAAGCCCTGCATTTAACACCGCGTTATAAGAGCCATCAGAGTCAGCCACATAATTTAAAGTGAGTGGCCATGTTTGCCCGGGCACATTATTGCCTTTGCTGTCTTTAAGCGTTGCTGTCACCACGGCACTGCTGCTAAACGCATTATCTAATCCATTTTTAAGCCCCAACAACTGCAACACATGACTGTTATTTAGGTATAAAATTTTGCTATTAAGCATGGTGGTTTACCTCTATTTTGGCGCTTAAGGCAGGGCTTAATTCACCACGGGCTTCGAGTGCATTGGCTATGTTCATTTGCCCTTCCAGCCAACCCAGCACCACTGCACTTAGGGTATTAACATGGGTTAAGTTCAGCACAAACGTGCCCGACTCAAACACGCTTAGGGCTTGATAAAAGGTATCAACATTAGTGCCCTCTAACGCAAAACTGCCGTTATTAACCGTTAATTTAATGGTGGGCGTGCTGTTTATAGCGCTGGGATTTAAGGCAAAGCTGCTGCTTAAAATAGTGCTAATCGAGTGTTTTAAAACATCAAGATTAGAAGGTGATAACGCAAAACTGGCGCTGTTAATTTGTGCTTTTAACGCATTCACCACGGCTGAATTAACCGCCGATAAATTAAGCACAAACGCACCCGAACTGGACACGCTTAAATGGCTTTTTAAGCTATCAATGCTACCACCAGACAACACAAAAGAAGCCGATTGCGCAGAGGATGAAAAATTAACCGCTAATGAAATATTGCTGGGGTTAACATCAAAGGCATTGGCTGTGATCGCACTGCGATAGGTTTTAAGCGAGCTTAATAATGATGTGTTAATGTTAAATGTGTTGCTGTTAATGGTGCTAAGTGCTTCTAGCGATGTTTTAACGTTTGAAGCCAACGCATTAAATGAGTGCGTTGCAATGCTTGAACGCGTTGTTTTAAGTGAATCAATTAAATTTTGAGATACTATAAAATTAGCGGTATTAATGGAGCTTAATGAATTTTTTAAAGTATCTAATGATGCAGATGCAGCACTAAATGATGCGCTTTGAATGTTAGAAACAATAGCAGTAATGCCAGGGATACCCGCAATAGCAAACTGAAAACTGGCCGAACTGTCAGCGACGTTAGATGTGACTGTTGCCGTACCCGTTGCGCCTACAGATTGCTGATCTTTTGTTCCCCAGCAACTAGATACCGTTCCTGCCGACACATTGTATTGAAGCTCTGCGCGCTCCGTCCACCCTGTGCCACTCACGTTAAACGGAAACCCATCACCGCCGTCAAACGCTAGCACGTAAAAAACCAAACTATCGGGGGCTGTCGTCGTTAAACCAGAAATTGGCTGAGATGTGCTATTTGAGTTTTGTTGAGTTTGCGATGAAACGATAATGGCAGCCGTGTTATCAACACCGCTAATTCTAAGATACCAGCCGACCGCTTCAGTGGTAGACGCCGCGTAAGATACGTTTTGTGTTGCACTCTCTGTGCCGTTTGCGACACGCTCAAAAACAGATATGCGAGCATCAACAGCACCGCCCGTTCCGGCCTCTTTAAGTTCAGCCCAGCCGCTTGGTGTGTTAATTTTGGATGCGCCACTATACGGGTTATCTGTTGCGACTATTAATAGCAAGCGTTCGCCCACCACCACGCCTGCGGGCTTAGTAAGCGTAATTGTGCCACTGCTTGCTCCCGTGGCGGGTGTAAAACCTTCTATTAATGGAATAGTCATTAGTCAGCAGCTAGCTTAATCAACTCTAGTTTTACTTTTAACGCGCTTAAATCTGGCGCTTGATAAATTGTTTCTGTGCCATCGGCTGTAAAAGATTGAATCGCGATTTTATTATCAGCATTAACCGGCAAACTATTGACGGCCTCTGCAATTGCAGTAACGATTGAGTTTCTAAGCGCGTCATAATCGGCTTTAAAATCGGCACTTGGCGTTAATGTTTGCGATGCCGCATAATTAGCAAGCAGTACTACCCACGGCGCTGGAAAATTAACAGAATCGGGCATTTGCCCTAAAATCGATTTAAGCGTAGGAATAACATCGCTAGTGAGATAATTATAATAAACGCCCCCCATATCAATTCTAATTATTGCCCTTTCTGAACAATCAAAGCTTGCTTTAGCGGCTGATTTTAAGCGGCTGTAAGTCTCGCTAACTGTATTTTGATTTGCTATTAATGACATAATAAACTCTATTTAATTTCGTTATTAATTAACCTTGCTTAGCACCCATAGCAATAGCAAACGCCTTAATGCCACTGCGCAGCTCTGTAATGCGTTCGGCATCTTGCATGGCCTCAATATTTAAATTAGCTTTTAGGTCTTCTAATTTTTCAATATCAAGCTGTAAATCAGCCATTTCTGCGGTCACTAAACCACGCGTTAACATCAAGCCTTTAAGCTCTTTTTCAGCCTTTTCTTTTGCTGCAAAAATCTCAGGGTGTTTGTCTTTGTTATGAATCATGATTTAGCCCTTAAATTAATGTGAATAAATTGGTTAACACGTGAAACACAAACGGTTCGCCATCGTTTAGCGTTACGCTTTGCCCGTGGTCGTAAAAACCAATCACTTTTTTGGTGGGTGAGGTGTCGTTATATAAAACCATGTAACGAAACGGCCCTAGCTGCCCACCACTGGCAGTAAACGTAATATCTGTTGCATTTAAAGTGGCCGTACCGCCCACTTGCCCATAGCTGTTTAAGGTGTCTTCACCACCGGGCGTGTAGCCGCTGGCGGCGGCTGGTGCTGCATGGGCTGTGACGGCATCAAATACAGTTTGCCCGACAACCGGCAACACATTAGTCAGCGCCACTTTTAGGGTGTCGGTGTCTAAATTGTGGCCTTTTTTACCCAGCTCACCCACAAACTCTTCAAATTTTTGTAACGTTGGCATGATGTCTCCTAGCTATTACGCGTATCGTGATCGGATAGATAAGGCACGCCGTTAATGCGTACAAAATCGGCACTGGTTACTTCAAAGGCTATTTTATGTTTCTGCTTTTCACTGCCTTTCGGGTCAATGTTGATTAAATCAGACACATTTAATAAGCAACCATAAAGCTCTACTTTTTGGCTTTGCCCTGTTACTGCTGCACTTAAAACAATATCAAACGGCTCTAACTCTCTAAACGATCCGGCAGACTTTGCAGCCGCTATAATTAAATTAAAGTTTTTACTGTCCAGCTCTAAATCACCCGCTGCACTCACATCACCATTAACCCAGCCATCGGGCACACCACCTGTTGATGTGGTTTTACGGTTGTCGGTAATGTTGGCGCTTAAGCTTTCAATACGTACCAGTAAATCACCCACCATTACGTCAAAATCTTGTCCACTAATATGTTGTCCCATGAGTTATCTCCTATGAAGTGGGTGCGCTTAAATCAAGCATAATGTTTGCGGTAATATCTTTTGGGATGTTAAACGGACGTGCCACCATAAAAATATTCACTTTAGTTCTCGTTACCCATTGAATGGCAATATCACCATCTTGTGGTGTTTGCAGTTCTGCCGGAAACGGTATGCCGTTAAACTCAAAGCTTTTACTCATTTCAAGCAAGGGTCGCATAAGCTTACTGCTTGCCCATGCTTCGCCCACTGGGCTACTGTTAAACTGTCGGTTACCCATCAAGCTAATAAGCACAATGCGTACGGCCCGGGCGGCTTTGTCTACCACGCGTAGGTTTTCAATTACTTCATAATCACCGGCGGGCACATCAAGCATTTGGCCATCGCTCCAATACACCCCAGGGTAATCGGCATAAAAAGCAGGTACGCTAAAACGTTGGTCATTTAATGCTTTTGCATGAGCGTTGTTGTAAATAATGCCGGCACTATCTACGGGTAATGTTGATAAGTCTTGCCCTACAATACTGCCAGTGGCCACACGCATGGGTGTGTCGGCAATGCTCACTGCTTGGTTGCATAAGCGGCCTGCATAAATACCCACGGCATCGTCATAAATGTACGGCACAATACCCACATGAAATGCACTTAAACCAGCGGTTAAATCATTAATGGCCCCAATGTACGTGGCCCATGTTTGCGTACCTGCATCAATCGCAACAGCCGCGGCAATAAACAGCACACGGCGACCATAGGCGCTATTAATTTCTATAACCTTAGCGTGCATGGCGGTTAAATCGGCTTGCGCTGCTACCGGTGTGCACACCACAATCATTTCGACTTTTAAGTTTTCGTTCATGGCTAAATTAACGGGTGCATCCCACAGCGCACCATCCGCCACGGGTATTGCCGCACATGCCCAGTTTTGCCCGGCATTAAGCTTGGCGGCTTTAACCTGACGTTTTATTTCGCTGTCGGCTGCGCCTAGTTCAACGTCTAAATCACTGTCGGTGTTTAAATATAAAAGGGTGCCAACATTGGTAGCACCCACACCGATAAATAAACAAAAATTTTCGACTGTGGGAAATGCCCCTTGTTGTAAATTGAGTGCGTTTACCGTTATTTTACCTAGTGACATACTGTATCTCCCGTGTCATGTCTTTCATTGTTTTTTCTATGTATTGAGTCACTTCACGTGAAGTAGCCCCTAAAAATGATCGTGCTGGAATTTTTGTTTCCCAACTGCTTTTTATGCTGGCACCTTGTTGCTCGCGCAAATAACGCAATGCCATACCGGCTTGGCCTATCTTCATATTGCTTTGCACCCATTTAAGCGAGGGTGTTTTATCGCGCTTGCCATTTTTGGTTTTAATGCTGTAACCGGCAGCTCTTAACGCTTTTGCTTGTCTGCGCGTGGCTGGTGCGTTACGTCCTTTGCCTTTTTTAAGGGCTGAAGCGGTAATTTTGTCGGTGTGGCCAAACTGGTGCTTTGCCGCAATGCTGGCATTTTTGCTACTGCTAAAGCCAATGGTCGCGTGGGTGGCATTGTTGTTAACCACTTTTAAGCCCTTAACCAAACGGCTGAGCATTTTGCGCGTGCGTTTGCGTTGGCGTGCCACAAAGGGCTTGCCCTGCAAATCGGTTTGGTTTTTAACGTGTTTTTTGCTGTCACGTATCACCAATTTAGCCACCCGAAACAACAAACGTCTGCGGCTGTTTTTAGGCATGGCTAAAATTTGCATCTGCTTTTTTAGCGGCAATAACCCCGTTATTTTTACGCTAGTTTGAAGCACGGTTTACCTCTCCCTCTTGCGCATAATCGGTTGTTACATCATCCAAACGCCATATTTTTGCGTTAAAACGAATCGTGCCTGCTGGGTCTTTTACCACTGTAATGTTTTCACTAAACTCAATGCTGATTTCAACATCGGCCCGTTTGTCGTCAATCACATCCACATCGGTGCTGGGCTGCGCTATCTCGTCGTCTTCATCACTGGGGTTGTTGTCCATTAACCAAGCACACACATGAGCGAACAACAGCTCAGGCGCATGTTTGGCATGGGGAAAGTTTTCAATTGAAATAACGCCGGTATAGGTTTGGCGAAACAAAATAATCCCATCGTGGCCCAAGTTTTTACCGCACGGCACTATTTTAGGGTCTTCAACAAACGTATCTATTTGCTCAGCAGCGACTAAATTAAGTTGGGTAATAAACGCCGTTATTTGGTCTAATTTTTTCATATCAGCGCCACTTGCACATCGGCTTGAGACATCGGCTCAGCCGTGGGGATTATGTTAATAATCAGTGAGCGAATGCTAAATTGGCTTTCATCAAGCCAATGCTGTTCGGTCATTAAATCTTGGTCGTGTTGGTCTTGGGTTTTTTTAGTGCCTGTGGTTACAAATTGCTCTAACAGTGATGCTTTAGTACGTGCAAACACGGCATGTTGATAAAGCACCATTAACAATTCGTCGTCGCCTTGCGTTATTGAGTTATCGTCTAAATAGTCCTCAAACGTGGCGTGTGCCAAAGCAACCATGGCGGCTTTAGCATCGGCTAATTTTTCGTTAACGCGCACTATGGCCATCACCAATGCGGTTTTAATAACACCTTCATCCACTTCGCTTGGTACGCGGTACTTACCCATCAGATCGCCCAGAGCTAACGTTGGCCAAAAGCCATCATTAGCCACGGGGGCATCACTGGTTAACTTGGGTTTACCGCTAAAAGCCATGGTTTAAGTCTCTGTTTTAACCCTCTCATTGAGGACGTTTATTAAATTAGGTAGCAGGAGCAAAGCTCGATTAAGATTAAATGATTACAATAATCTCATCGGGTTTGCCCAACTCCTGCTGAGTGGAGCTGTTGCAGTTTATTTAAAAAGTAAAATGCCTATTCAGTTGGCTCTGAATCCGTTTTTTCCGTTTGCTCCTGGTCTTCCTTAACTTCCTTCTCTGGAATCAGTTTTAATGCTTTGGCTTTTAAGGTTTTTACGCCTGCCTTTTCAGGGTTAACCGTTTCAGCCCTGGTGCAAAAATCAACCGCGTTTTTATATTGCTCTTCACGCATAGCGTGCTTGGCTAGCATCACTAAATTTTTACTCACAACGGCGGGGTGTAAATCCCAATCATTATTTTCAACCGCATTCACCCAATCACTTAAATAAGGGTTAGCGCCTTGGTCATTGGCTAATGCAACATTAGCCCAGTCATAAACGCTATCAGCGATAAACGTGGGTAAATCGCGATCAAACTTAGTGGGCATCACTTGCATATTGGTTTTTAATAAATAAACACCCAATTTTAAAGCCGCTTCTATTTGCCCAATATCAAATAACCAAATACACACAATCACAGCCACGTCATTAGGGTAGTTGTGGCAAGCCTCAACATAGTTTTTAACAAACGGTAAATAATCGTTAATTAACTCGGCTTTAATGGCTGCTTTATCGCCTAAATCTTTAGCGCCTGCTATGCGCGTTAAATGAACGCTCATTGCTGCTTGCATCATGTCTAACGTTGCAAGTTCGGCGTTTTTAATCTCAGCAATGGCGGTTTGATCATCCGCGCTTAAATCAATCGCTACGGCATAAGGGTTGGGTTTCCCCTCATCTTCTGCTGTGTCAATTTGCTGTTGTTTAATCACATCAATACGGTTAAACGTGCGCGTGCTTTCGCCACTGCCACCTTTTGCATTGGCATAAGGGCTTTTGTCACCAGTCTCTTGTGCTGCGGCTACTTGAGCCGCCTTAATTTTTTCAATTTTTGTCATTGCTTTTTACCTAATTTAAAAGGAGAAATAATTAAGTTTTATTCAAACTCAATCACTTCAGCAAAGGCCATTAACTCTTCGTCTTCCACCACATACCCTTGATTAACGCTGTTAAAATCTTGCACTTCATTTTTCTCGGGCTTGTCTTTTTGCAAGCGACGAACAGAGCTATCTTGATAATAAATACTTAAGTTATTAAAGGTCGTTACGACCACAGAGCTTTGTGGGAAAAACGCTGGGCTCATTGTTGGCATACCGGCATAGGCTTTAGTAATTCGCCCCGATAACATCGCTTTTTCTGTTGGTGTATTGCCGTTCATGGCTAAATACGTTTCTTCTTGATACGATAAAACGTCAGAGCCGACTAGCAGCACTAAATTAGGGTTTTGGCGGTGATAAATCGGCAGCATTTGTTTGACGTTATGCGCCAAATCATCTAAATTTTTAAATGAAGAGTTAGGCCCAATCTTTACAGAACCTACGCCATTACCCAGTAAATACTGAGAACCGCCGTTAAATAACCGCATAATTTGCAACCAACCAATATTCACATCTTGCAATAATGGGTTAGCACCAATGTTTGTCGCTGTGGCCGCCGATGTGCCAGACCAACCAATTTGCAACATATCGTTACCAATCGCTTGGCGCACTAGAGTCATATAACGCTGGCGAAAATCTGGAAACTTTGCCCAAGCATCAATGAGCGCATATTTTAGAGCGACATCAAATTCAGTCGGAAATAATTCATAAGGGATGGCAGCGGTATCGACTAAATGCTTGGGTGCTCGTTCACCCGCTCCACTAGTATCAGTTCGACTGGCAACACGACCCGTTAGGCTCATACCAATTTTCTCACCCTTAATCTCGGTCACGGGTAACACATTAATCATGCGTAAAAATTCGTTACCGTCTTCTACAATTTTATTGTAAATCCGTTGGTTGACCGTTGGCGTGGCGGCATAGTGCTGCCCAGCGGTTGGCACGCCGGCTGGCATACCAAAGGCTTTAGCCGTGTTTGCAAAATGCTCGTCTAACGCTTTTCTAGCTAATGCACTTAAATTCATAATCTTGTCCTTTTCGAGGTTATTTGTTCAGTAATATTTGTTCAGTAATTAAGGGTTAGCGTTACAAGCAGTCATCAACGTTGTCGCCATTTGGCTCATCATCGATCGCGGTGCCATCTTGCTCACCCAATGCTGCCTTAAACTTTTCAGTTAACTCTTTAAGCGATGTTTCAAGGGCTTTAAATTTGTCTGCCGCATCGGTGTTTTCTTCATCACCGGCAGCGGTTAGCTTTTCTTCTAGTGCTGTAAATTTGTCGGTTAACACGGTCACGGCATCACTTAAGGCACTAAAGTTAGCGCTTTCGTCTTTATCTTCGGGCTTTTCATTATTTTCAGGCTTAACCGATAAGTCTTTAAATTGAGTTTGTAATGCGGCTAATTGAGTTTGTAATGTGGCTAATGCTTTTTTGTCCATGTCGGTTCCGTTGTATTTGTTTAAAAAATTGGTGAACCAATTAGGAGTAGATTCATCATTAGTGTTGGTAAATTCGTGGTCAGTTGCTTCGGTGTTATCACCAAACTGAATGGCTTTGTCACCTGTTTGGCTAAAGCGCATTTCTTCTGTGGCTGCACTGGCTGGGTTGTCAGTCGCGCCCAAACCGGTTAAATAGGTTTCACCGGTGTTTCTAAAATCGTCTTTTAGCTCCATGCTGGTAAACAGCTTTTGGCCTTGTTTGTTTAGCCATAAATATTCATCGTTAGGGGCTAACACGGCAAATAGGTCTACCCCACCTTCGCTGTTATCTTCAACACGTAATTCAATCACCTTGCCCATGTTGTACCAGCGTGAATGCTCTGGCCATATTAAAGCGGTGAATAATTTAGGGTCATAATTAGCGGCGGCTTGGCGTAATTGCTCGGGCTTAATCTCGCGGCCATCAACCGTGGCGCCACTGCGCCCAATGCGTTTAAAGTTTGTTCTTAAATTGCTGGTTGCCATGCTTCAAAACACCTAAATAAATGTGAATATTGCTTAATTAACAAAATTCTAGGTGTTGATTTAGGTGTTTTCAACGTTAAAGCATCCTGTTTTCACCTAAATTTAGGTTATAGGAATTTTGAAAAACGCTAATGGGTTAATCACAGCAAAAACACACCTAAAATTAGGTGATGGCAAAACATTACTCCCCAGAAACGCGCACAGCGGCTAAAAATCTGTTTATAAAAGGCTGGGCTATTGCCGAAATAAGCAAAGACACCGGTGTGCCCGAGCGCTCACTGTATAAATGGAAAGACACTGAAGAGTGGGAAAAATTTGCCGCACCCGATTCGGTTGAACAAGCCATTGCCCGCAAAATTAATGGTTTAGTCGAAAAAAATAATAAAAGCCTCGTTGAGTTAAACGAGTTACAAATATTAATGGGCGTGTTTGGTGATTTTAAAATTAACCTGGCAAGAACCAACTTGCTTAATGCACAAGCAACCGCCACGGCTAATGGCACGTATATTCCTGCTGAGTTTTTACCTGCATTAAAGGATAACGAGCAACCACCCAGCAAAAGCTCTAAACAACAACGCAATAAAAAGCGAAAAAAGAAAGGCGTTAAAAATGATATATCGGGCATTACGGGCGAGATGCTCGATGAGGTTCGTGAATCACTGTTTTATGAATACCAATTAAAATGGTACGAAGTAAAAAACGACCCGTTATATAACCGTAACCGCTTTATTTTAAAAAGCCGCCAAATTGGTGCGACTTATTACTTTGCGTTTGAGGCTTTAGACGATGCAATAAGAACCGGTGACAACCAAATATTTTTAAGTGCATCACGTGACCAAAGCGAAGTGTTTAAAGCCTACATTATCGCGTTTGCGATGGAACACTTTGAAGTAGAGCTAAAAGGCCAAGGCGTTATAAAACTAAGCAACGGGGCAGAGTTGCGCTTTTTAAGCACAAACAGCCGCACAGCACAAAGCTACCACGGGCATTTATACGTAGACGAAGTGTTTTGGATACCCGATTACGACAAGCTGTGGAAAGTAGCCAGTGGCATGGCCCTGCACAAAAAATGGCGCCGCACAGAAATGAGCACACCAAGCGCCATGAGCCACCAAGCCTACCCAAAGTGGAGTGGCGAAAAATACAATAAAGGCAAAGACGAAAGCAAAAAAGTAACCTTTGATACCCGCCACAAAGCCCTTAAAAACGGTGCGATGGGTGCAGACAATATATGGCGACATATGGTGACTATTGTTGATGCGCAGGCGCAAGGCTGTAACCTGTTTGACATAGAAGAGATAAAAAGCGAATACACAAAAGACGAATTTCAAAACTTGTGTATGTGTATTTTTATCGACGATGCGCGCAGTGTGTTTACCCTAAGCAAGCTAATGGCCTGCATGACAGACACAGAAACATGGGACGATTATCACCCCGAAGCCGCAAGACCGTTTGGCAACCGACCGGTTGCATTGGGTTACGATCCATCACGTACGCGTGACAATGCAAGCCTCGCTATTTTAGCCATACCGCTGGTGGTGGTCGAAAAGTGGCGGGTGTTAAAGCACATCAGTTATCACGGCAAAAACTTCGAGTTTCAAGCGAACCGAATTAAAGAAATTTGTGACACACACAACGTTAAACACATCGGCATCGATGTCACCGGCATTGGCTATGGCGTGTTCGAGCTGGTCGAAAAGTTTTTTATAAGAGCCACGCCCATTAATTACAGCATCGAGACTAAAAACGAACTGGTGCTAAAAGCCTTAAATGAAGTAGAGAATGGCCGCTTGCAGTTTCCCGCTGGTGATAAAGCCATCACTCAAGCATTTATGATGATTACCCAAACCACCACGCCCAACAGCCAAAAAATAACCTACGCCGCTAACCGAAGCAACGCCACAGGCCATGCCGACGTAGCGTGGAGCATTATGCACGCCCTAAATTACGAAAAAATAGCACCGCGCAATAAGTCCACCGTGGCTTTTTGGTGATTGATAACACTTTATGAGAACATTATGAACCCAACAAAAAGCGACACACAAATAGCCACACAACCCATAAGCCACGCGTTTAGCTTTGGTGATCCCGAACCCGTATTAAGTTCTAACCCTGTTGATTATTTAGGCACCTATTTAGATATTGGCGGTGACTATTACCGCCCTCCGATATCGCTTGAGGGTTTGGGTAAAATAATGGATGCCAATGGGCATCATAATAGTATTTTACACTTTAAAAAGAACATGGTTTTAAGATGGTTTAAACCCTCTAAAATAATCAGTTACAACACCCTGCAATCATTAGCGTTAGATTTTGTAGTAACGGGCAATATGTATCCTCAAGTATTTCGTAATGCCTTTAAGCGCCCTGTGCGATGTGGTCATTTACCTGCAATTTCTATGCGCCGTGGCAAAGAGGCGGGCAAATTTTTTAAACTAAAAAATGATGGTAGCCATATTGAGTTTAAACAAGCCGAAGTACTGCACATAAAAGAACCCGACTTTAAACAAAGAATATACGGCGTTCCTGAATATATGGGTGGCGTACAAAGCGTGTTATTAAGCGAAGAAGCTGGGCTATTTAGACGAAAATACTATGAAAATGGCGCACACATGGGCTATATATTAGTCACCAATGATGCCAACTTTGACGACGAAACCGCAAAATTGATAGAAAAGGCAGTCAGCGAATCAAAAGGTCCAGGTAACTTTCGATCACTTTACATGAACATCGCAAAATCATCATCAAAAGAGCCCGTGCAAATCATCCCCGTGGGCGATATCGGAACTAAAGATGATTTTCATCGCATTAAAAATATTACTCAAAATGAAATATTATCAATGCACCGAATGCAGCCCGTGTTAAGTGGCATCATGCCCGAAAATGTAGGCGGCTTTGGTGACATACAAAAAAGCTTAGAGGCCTATCACGAATTAGAAGTGATCCCACTGCAAAAAGCCTTTTTAGAGCTTAATGATCTATTAGGTGTTCGCGATGCGGTGGTATTTGATGATCCTGAGTGGATAAAAAATAAAACTAAGGCTGTTTAAGATCAAGTGATTGTCTCGCGCAAAGACGCTAAGGCGCAAAGATAAGAAAACAACTCACATAAGGTGTTAATGATGACGTTAAAAATAAACTTAAAACAATGGTACCGTAATTGATTACGGTACCATCTGTATTTATTTTAAATCATCATCAGTCGCATCGTTTAATGTTTGATGCACCCACAGCGTTAAGTTAAGCCCTTCACTTTGGGCTTGCTTTACCCAGCCCGCTTTGTTACGTTTTTTACAGCGTAAATTTAAATGTGCATCAAAATCTTTGCTGGCATTTTTATTACCATCATTACCATGCTCTACAATGCATTTACAGGGAAACTGAAACTTTTCACCCAGTTTAATGTACACGCTAAACACGCAATCACCGTTGGTAATCGGTCTATCATTTTGCTCATGCGCAATCACTAACACAAAAGGATGATCTGACAAATCATCAAACAAAATTTGAATGCCTTCTTTCTTTTTGGTGATAACAACATGGTCACACTTCATATCTTTTATGTGTTCGCGTTGAGATTGTGGCACTAATAAACGAGCACACCCTGCATTCCACGTTAAATACATCTCGCCGCGTTGTGCTTGTGCTGTGTCGTAATAGTTAGTCATGTTGACTATCTGCCCGTTATTTTCAATGGTTATAATGTCGTCTTTCATTGTTATGCCTATATTTCCAATCTAAAAAAACCTAAATTCTGCGCTGATTGTGTTTGCTAATTTTTCGTCTAGTTCCGTTAATGTGCATTGCTTGTCTAGCGCTAAACACGCAAACCCTATGGTGCCACTGCCCGCAAAGCAATCATAAATATGCTGCGCATCAAACGACCCGATAATATCTTCCATCGCTTTTTCGTTTTTCGCCATGCCGTGGTCTTGCAGCCGTTCGCGTGGTGCCCGAATGATTGACGGCCAATAACCATTATGGTCAAAGGTGTCTGAGCGTTGACGTAATTTACGGCTAAAAATAGATTTTGCTTTATTGCGCGTTAAATAAAACCCATTCGCGTGGGTGTAATTGGGTTGATGTATGCTTTTAGATTTTTTAGGAACAACCGCATCCAGCACAAAATCAAAGTTAAGTTGCCAATCAGAGCATTTTATTAACTCTATAAATTGCTTCATAGTGGTTATTAATACCAAGTGATCACACTCAATGCCGTCAAACACTTGTTTTAATAATGGGCCAGGCATATCAAACGGTGGGTCTGTAAAAATAAGGTCACACGCCAGTTTAATGTCTAATGCATTGGCGTGATTTACTGTGATTTTAGCCATTTTTTATAAACCTTTATGCATTTAGTGTCGTTGGTATTTAAATCGGCGAACGTAAAATTGGTAATCCAAAAATCTGTGCTATTTTCTGCCTTAAAAAAAGCATTTAAATCATAAATAGAGACCTTACTTTCAAGCAAAACATCGGCAAACCAGCGTTTAATTTTATGCACCGATTGATCTAAATGGCGTAAGGCACCCTCATTCACGTTTAGTAATTGTAAGTTATCTCTAAGCTCTTTTTCATTAGCCGCTTGTATTTTGTTTAACTCAATTTTCTTACGCTCAACCTCAACCAGCCTTAAGTCAATATAATCTACATCGGGTTGCTCTTGTGATGTGCCATCAAACAATAGCTTTTGGCCGCATTCGGGGCAAAACTCAATCCATGCTTTTATTAAAAATGCACAAGAAGGGCAAGGGAATAAGTTAGATTTTGACGCTTGCGGTGGGTTTTCTAGGCTCCAATCTATGTGCAAATCAGGCAAGCCATGCGCGCGCACGTTGTTCACATGGTCGATAATAATAGCATAGGGTTTGTTTGGCTCAGGCCGCAAACTGCGCCCAATCCATTGGCGATACAATCCAAAAGACGCGGTTTGTCGAAGCATAATTAAAGCCTCGATGGCTGGGATATCCACGCCCTCACCAATCATATCCACATTAATTAACACCTTAATCACGCGGTGTTCAAACAAATCAAAAATGCGCGCGGCTTGAACCGTGCCTAATTTTGAATGAATAGCGGCGCAGGCAATGCCCGCACGTTTAAATTCTTCGGCTGTTTTTTGTGCTATGTCGATTGATACGCAAAACACTAAGGCTTGTTTGTTATTAGCTAAGCGCTGATAGTGCTTAACGGCATCACCCGCCATTTTATAAACCACTTCCCCCGTGGTGTAATCTAAACTTTTAAAAGTGAAATCGTGTTTTCCTTGTTTAAGTTGTGTCACATCAATGCGGCTATGGATTGAATACACTTTAAAATCAGACAAATAACCCTGTTCAATAAGCGTGGTCACACTATTGGTCTTTAATTCAGGTGCTTGAATTAATCGGTCAAACACGCCGCCTTTTTTGCTTGATAAGCTTTCTTGGTCTAAGCGGCATGGCGTGGCCGTTGCGCCAATAATACGACTGTTTGGAAAAATTTCACGTAACCGCCCCCACTTGTTTTTATCAATCATGTGGTGGGCTTCGTCCACAATAATCACCCAAGCTTTTTGAGTATCGAGCATTAACAGCCCACGGCGATGACGTGATAATAACGAATCGATAGAACACACATGCTTATCTGATTGCTTAATTAATGTGTCGCTTAAGCCCAGTTTACGATGTTCTAATAAGCATTGGCGCACGGTATGTTTCGTTGCTAACACATCATGCGTGATATTAAATTTAGCCAAGGTTTTAGACAGTTGTTTAATTAAAATATTGCGATGCGCCATGCATAAAACAAAGCGGTTATTAACGGCTATTTGAGCCAACACGGGTGTTTTACCACTACCCGTATCGGCTTGAATCAGCACATTATCAGCGCCAGCCGATAGCTCGACCAGCTCTTTTTGATAGCGTCTTAATTTCACTTTTCTAACTTTTCGTTTAAATTGCTTCGGTTATCAATCCAATATTTTGCCGTTTTAATGCGTTTGGTTTTTTGTGCTGCTTTTTCTGTGCACTGCTCTAAAAATTCCGCTCTTATTTTTTCAGCCCACACTTGTTGTTTGATGGTCCCTTTAAGTGTTGGTAAGCCTAAAAAATTAGCCGTGGTTGATAATTCTTTTATTTTAGCCTGCTTTGCTGCTTTTTTGTCTTTTTCATAGCGCTCAAAATCAAAGGCATTGCTTACTTCTAAGCGAATGGCCTTTAAAATTTTAATGGTGTTTTGTTTGTTAGCTGCTAATTCTTCACCTTCTAAACCTGTTGATAGCACTAATCCAGTCGCTTCAAATTGAACACAAAGAGGGTGGGGGTTGCCTTTATAGTAATGTTTTTCATCAAAATAAAATTTATTGCAATGATCGTAATCATTATTATAGCCCGGCACACGCATCGAAAATTCGACCCATGCGATGTTTTCTTTAGCATAAATATGAAAAGAACCTACTTGCATATCACCAAAATACGCAATGGTGGTGGTTATTCTTGCTTCGTGAGGTATTTTAAAATGAAAGCCTTTAGGGAATTGCTCATCATGAAACTTTTCAAATTGAGCGGTTACCCAAAAATCAGCTTCGGCGTGTGAATCTGCCTTATGTACTTCATTGTTATGAAAAAGCGTCACCGTGTTTTTGGTTATTTCGGCGAATTTTGTATGATGAGATTCAGTGAACTTATTCCAAATAACTTCGTAAGTATTATGTGAATCTTCTGATTGAAAAAAATAGACTTCGGTTAAGCCGTCATCGAAGCGCGCAAGCTTATTAAGCTGTGGGTAATATAAAAAGCTCATGATAGCACACCACATAATGCGTCTTTTAACGCTGATACTCTTTTATCGTCGTTAGCAGCTTTGGCGGCATCAATTAAAACCCACATTTCTTTTTCATAAGCGATATCTTCTTTAGTGCCATGAAATTCTTCGTGTATGGTTAAATTTTTGGTGGGTAAAGGTCTTTTAGGGATGTTAGATGTGTTCATTTTATGCTCCTTATTCTAAGTCCGGCTTAGTCCGTGAACTGCTTAGTTGTTGTTCATGACTGTGATATTACGCTTTTTATTTTGATTGTCAACACAAACAAATAGAATAATGTGAAATAAATAGTTAAATAGTGTAAGTTATTGTTTTCTAACTAAAATAAAACAACTGAATGCGGATTGATTGCCCACATTGTACCCAAAAAGCAGTGATAACATCACGCAATAAACTGTCAAATCACGTGTCTGATATTTATTGCGCTTGCACCAACCTCCCAGACTGCGGCGCATCGTTTGTATTTACCCTCAGCTACAAACACCAACTTAACCCACCCATTAAAAATACAAGACAATTAGCGGCTAGTTTATTGCAAAATTTACCGATCAGTGAGCGCCAAGCATTAATGCAAACTGATTTGTTTAATTAAAAATCCCTTGTTTAGCGGCAATACAGGGGATTTAATTCCTCTTAATCATGCTGTTATATTACTCAATTAAACTCTCGTAATACTTTACCAATTTCACTTGCTAAAGCGTAAGTGTTGCCATATTTGTAATCACCTTCGATTTTTTGATCTGGCAAAACATCGAGAGCGTATAAGCATTCATCTAGCAACTTTTTGTATGTGTTTCTTTCTTTCACTTCCATTTTTATCTGGTGTTTATCACACTTTACCCATGTACTTGTAAGATTTTTGTCATGCTGTGTTTGTTCAGTAATCATGTTTAATTCCTCGGTTACGTAATATAACAATTTGCTGGTTCTGAACCTCCGGTCGCTCCGCTTCCTACGGTCAGCACAGCAAGGCGTTATGTGTGAGAAGAAGATCTAAATCTTTCAAGTTCCTCTATTGCCGGTTTTAACCAGTTGTCCTCGAAATTTTTCATTTCCTCTCTGCCATCTTTTATTATTTCAAGCAGCTCCTCTCTTGAGTAATCGCTTTCTTCGCCCTCAATCCTCCTTAACCCATTCCCAGTATGTGAGTCGTAAACATGCAGTAATTCTTCTAAATCCATAATATTCACCTTTAATAAGATAAAAACACATAACAAGCTATTGTTGTACAAAACTTTTAGCTGTTACTTCAACTATTTTTACATCACCCAAAAATACCGAGGCAATATCTAAATTCTTCAACTGTATAATCAACAGTGTCGCCGTAATTATCAAAAACTCTTATTCTGTCGCCAGCTTTCATATTCTACCTATATAAGTAAAAATTAATATAACAAAGCAATTTAACGCTGACGGTGCAACAAACGCACCGCCGGTTAATTGCAGCGTTAGCTTGCCTTTCTTCTTCGTTCTAAAATCTTCTTAATTTCACTTTTTAAAACTACTTTTTCTTTATCTGTCGCAAAAATCCCGCGAAGTTCAGACCGGCCAAGTTCGGCGTTTCTTTTACGAAACGCCGCTTGTTTTTCGTTATTTGAAAGTGGCACTACTTAAAATCACTCGGTATAAGCTCTAAAACAGGTTTACTACCCATCACTTTGCATCCGTTTCGTGATGCTAATTGAACTGCAAAAGCGGCGGCGTCACCTTCATCTCCTTTAACTTCGTGACCTTCTTCCTGTCTTCCATTTGCAACAAGTGTTACTTTGTGATATGCCCTAATTTCTTGCATTCTTCTTACTGTTACTGTTACTGTTACTGTTTTCATGTTTTCTACCTTTTTAGTATTCTGGATAATTTCTAGCAAAAGCTATAACACTTTTATTGAAAGTTTCAATTAAAGATTCGCGTCTTTCCATAGATTGATCGATCATTGCATTAAGATATATTTCTTCTTCTCCATTCGCGAAACAAATATGATTCTCATTGTTAGTTAATAATAGTTTTTCTTTTGTTTCGTCTGTTAAAAGTTGTGTAGTGAACTTTGTCATTGCTTTAATCCTTTTTTTTGGCTTCGGGGTTATTCCCTAAGTCCATATAAAGAGTATACTCTAGTTACGCGTAACCACAAGTATTGATTGCACTAAATTCAAAATAAAATCGGAAAACTAACAATTAAAACGCACATGTATGTTTTGTTCCGCTGTGCTACACAAAATCCCAGTGATTTTGGCGTTGCTAATTAAATCGCCGTTCATACTCAATAGTATTTTTTGTATTCTTATAATGTGAACACTTAACAATCACAGTGCCATCACTATCACCTTTCGATATTTTTATCATTTTGCTAAAATCATTGTGTTTTTCTCCATGCCTTCATTAAAGCGTCTAAGCCTTTTTGGCCTCGATGCTTTTTAATTATTCGTTTTTGTTCGGCCCACCACGTAGGGCCGTTTTTTAAAATCATTGCTTTCCACTGCCTTACTTCACACGCAACGCGGTGTTCTTCACTGTTGTCCACTAACTCATAACAAAAGCGAATGCAAAAATGGACGCAAACCAAACAAAAATAACCACACTGGTAATCATTAATAATCCCGCATCTTCTCGTTGCACTTTGTCTAGTCTGCGTTTTGTCATTTATGAAATTCTCTGTAATATTCACCGACTCTTCTTGTTAAAATTAACATTGTTATAGTCTCCACTATGTTTAAAAAAGGTTGGTTACTTGCGGCAACCAATCGGCGCGATCACGATAATTTTTACAAAGGAGGAATTAATCGCTCATGCTGCGGCAGTTATTAGCCCCACTAACCGCTGGGGTGGGTTTACACTATTCTTTTTTGTTCATTCCCATTTGTGCGTCATATCGCTGTAATCAATAACGCCATAATGTCTTTTTTTGTTATGCTCTAATCCAATAATGCGGCAATGACCGGGTAACTTAACCATCACCATCGCTGATCTAATGGCTTCAATCACGTCCTCCATGCTCAGCATGATTTTTTCATCATCGATGTAATGCTCACTTAAATGATCAACCACATCTTGTGCATCTAATAAATAAGGGAATTCATTTAAAGCGAGATAAGCCAGTTCACTTTGAAATGGTACTTTAAGTTGCTCTGCTGCAATGTTTTTAGCCTCATTTAATACGGCTCTTAATGGGTCTTGTGTTGCGTCGGTCATACGTTTTTTCCTATTGTGTTTTCAAATGTCCAGCACCGAACGCTTCTATTTTGTAAGCGTGAAGTCACCACTTCATTGCGTAAATATTTAGGTTTTCGACTGGTTTTTAGTTGTTGTCTTAATTCTTTAGGGTCAATCATGGGTAGGCCGTTATCACGGCATAGGCTGTGAAAATGTTCTATATTGATTGAAATTAATTTGTCTTTTTGCACGTTATGATTGAGTAAAAACTCAATAGGCTGGGCGTATGGATCGCCGTTTTCTTTTGCTTTTGTATTGATGTATTCAAACTGGCTCCAAAAACGTCTCACAATTTCATGGTCTTCATTCAGTGTGCTTTGGCACTTTGTGGCCATGGTTAATAATTCGGCTTTAACTTGGTTTAGGGTGTCTTCGCTTATTTGCGGCAACACGCCTTTTAAACAGTCAGCAAACGCCATCATTTTTGCGTGGTTTTCAACAATGCGTTGCATTTTTATGTTTGGGTTTTTCTGCAACTCAGCCATGTGTTTTTTTAATTGCCTTGCAAAGTGTTTTAACACTCGGCTGCTTTGTTGCACCGCGTGCAAATAAAAGCCGCTTAACACTTTAATGGGCAACATGTTTAAACGGTCACTGGCTAATTTACCCGCCGCAGTGTGGTGGCTGGTGTCAAACCACACGTGACAAAAGCGCGAAATCATCGCTTCGCTGGCGATAATGCGTGGGTTTTGAATGGCCATTAATGCGCCTTTAAATTTGGGCTTTTTGGTGCTGTTGTCTTGGCTTTTTATGCCCGTCACACGTCCAAACTCCCCATCAAACAAGTCTTTGTGCTCATCCCAATTAAACTTTTTAGCGTGTTTATCGGCGGCTATGTCTTCATTGTCGGTCTCGTTAAACACCACGGGCATGTTGCTTACCTCGGCCATTTTGCGCGTGCGCCCTGCAAGGGTTGACGTAACAGGGTTAAAACTTTCACCATGCTTGCCCAGTAAATTCCATAAAAAATCAACAAGGTCAGACTTGCCACTGTTCGCCGGGCCAACCAACTCTAAATAAGGGTATGATCGGTAATCATCACGCACTTGCTCGGCAAAAAAACTGCCAAACCACCACACCAACGCCACATACCCTTTAATGCCAAAAGCAGTGCTAAAGTCGGCAAGCCAATCGGCATTAAAATCTGTGTTTAAAGTTTGTTTAATGTCTACCGTGGTTTTAATACCCGACTTTTTTAGCTGAAAAAACGACTCGGCATTAACTTTTAATAAAGTGCCCTGCTCTACAGCATATTCATTCATCACATACGTTTTAGTGGCTTTGTCATAGCCAATAAAATCAAGTGTCGTCACTACCTTGGGTTTATAACTAATCCAAGCGCGATACAGCTTATCCATATCTTTACCGCTGCCCGTAAATAAAGCCCCTGGCGCTTTATGCATGGCCGATTTTTTAAAGTCACCTGCAGCACTTAACGTTTTACCCGCAAACGCCAATTGTTGGTCGGGCAGTTGGTTAGAAAACCGAAAGCGAAAAAAGTATTGTCCATCTTCGTCGTTGTCGGGCTGTTGAAAATACAAAAACCGCATATCAAACGTAGCAATCTCTGTTATTTTGCAGGCTTGGCCAAAAGCTTGCTCTTTCGCTTCTTTGTTTTCATCATCACTGCGTTTTGCAATTTCTTCTTTTAAAAATTGATCAGTCAGCATGTCGGGGTTATCAACACCTAAAACAGCCGTCCAATACGCTTTATAATGTTTGTCATAACTCGCTTTATCCATGTTAAATCGATAAGTACGGTACTTATAATCAAACAAAAAATAACCAAGTGTTTGGTTAAACCACATTAATTGCGCTTTTATTTTATAACTCGGTGCCAGTTCCAAATCACCCAAATAGCGATAATGCTGTATGTCTGTTGTGCTTAGTTTTTTAGCCTTGTGCAAATCATTCCAATCTGCTTTTTCTTCACCCTCAGCGCTAATGGCCGCGCTTACCTTCTCGCCCATATCTCGCAAACGTTGTGCATGTTTTTGCAAACATTTGCGCCCTGTTACATCGTTATCCAATGCCAACACCCAAGTAATGCCTTTGTTTAGATAAGGCTTAATCGCATCACTTGGGAAGGTGCCACTACTCATAATAGCCACGGCTTTAATGCCATTTAAGTTAAGCGCAATAGCGTCTAAAATGCCCTCGCAAAACCAAATTTCGTCATCTTTTTTAATGCGTAAATCGGTGGGCTTCCACCACATGCCTTTAAATGCACCTTTAAAATTTTTATTGCGCGTCTCAGTAGACCCCTCTTTAGTGATGTTAACGTCTTCAATAAAACGCTCCCACATCACGCTTTTATCACCACTTTTTTCAGTGGTTAAATAAAACCGAACCGTAGCCGTGCCTTTATCTGCACCGTTGCACCAAAATTTCCCTTGCTCATACCAACCTTTAATTTGGCTAATGTTAAAACCACGAATAAGCGACAAATACTTATCGGCTGTGGCATTAGGCTGTTTTTCTGTCGGTGGATATTTTTCAGTTAAAACGACAAAAACCTCCGGAAACAAACTTTTAGACGTATCCACAAAACCGCACTTGTTGGTGCGATCACACTGAATTTGCCCGGGGCTATGCGCCCAAGTCCATAACGTTTTTTTGCTGCAATCAGGGCAAACGCCAGCGCGTAAAGAACGGCCATCTTTAGACAATTTCATGCCAAACTTTTGCTCAAGTTTGCTAATAATCTGCGGTACTAAATCTTGTCTTTCCATAATTATTTTTATTGTTGAATTTCAGCCGTTTTAGCCATTAATTTGCCCATCGTGCGCAATACCTGTTGCATCTCTTTTACTTTTATTAAAAAAATCTATTTTGGGTGCGCGATAAACGCAACGATGTACGTTGTGATCGCACAGGTCTGGGTGATCGGGGCGCTCGGCGTAAATCAATATGAGCTGCACTAATGTTAAAAGCTAAAATGGCACACAAACATTGAGCGAATAAAGAATGTGTTTGGTCAATTTTTATGCTCACTAAATGCACCGCCACTGCTGTGGCCACAATTTCGGCCGCGCTATGGCATTTCAACTTATAAGCAATGCTTTCAATTTGGCAACTCACCGTGCCCAGTGACCGAAACACAAGGTTCGCAATCTCTTTGCGGCTATAGCCTTCACACAATTTGCATAAAACAATGGCTTCTTTAGGTGATAAAGGCCCCTGCTTTAATAAGGTCACGTGTATTTTTCGCATGTTTTTAGGTGTTTTAACTGATTACGGGGTTAATCAATTATTGCGATACTGTGTCTGTGGAAGCCTTACTTTCGACTATCTCATTGCCTTCGATTTTCCAGCCGTAAAGTGAAGAAAGCCCAGCATTAAATGCGTTTCTAAAAACATTGGCAGGGTCTATATTCTGTTGCAAAGCCTTATCTATTAGCTTTTGCTTCACTTTGTCGCTATGTCTAAAAGCGATAACCGGACGGTTTTTTGATGGTGTTTTTTGGGTGTTTGTGTTCGACATGGTTTGATTCCTATATACTCTGTTTACAGGGTCTTTAATAATTAACAGTGTAAACAATAGCACTTAATATCATGGCAAACAACGTAAAATCAGGTGAAATAATACGCTTAAAGCTTTTTATCGAGCAAAATAACCTTCAACTTATTGATATTTCTAATAAATTATCCATTACAGAACGATCAATAAAAAATATTATTTATGAAAATTTACCCTTAAGTGGGAAGATTTTGCGCTTATTACACCTACATTATGGGTTATCAATGGATTGGATTGTGTCAGGAACAGGCAGAATGATGATATTTGAGGATGAAATAAATGAAGAACAAGCAATATATGAAGTGAATAACAATGATCGAGCAACACGCATAAAAGCATTTATTGATGATTACATGAGTTATGCCACCGAAGATGAAAAAGCATGGCTAGAAATTGAACTTGAAATAAAAATCAGACAATACCGCTCATTTAAAGAAGATTATTCACTTAAATAAACAGCTTAAAAAACATAAAACCTTGGAATGGGTTCCGGAACAGCGTAACTTTTGTAATCATTAAACTGGTTTTTTATAAATAACTTGTTAAATCAATGATTTAACTGAGTTTTTAAGCATATGAAAAAGTGTAACTTTTATGTAACCAAGCGTAATCAAGTAAATGCTAATATTCTCTGAAAGCTTTCTTTAATAAGGCTCTTAGCGTTTTTTAAAGGTGTAACTTAAAAGTAATAAAAAAGTAACTAAAAAGCGTAATGTGATTACGCTAAAGTTACGCATAAGTTACACTTTTGAAAACAGTAAAAACACTTATAACCTATTGATAAATATAATAAATTTTCAATAAATAAAAATAGGTTACATAAGTTACACTTTTCCGGAACCCATTCTAAGTTTTGACTTTTTTCAACCAAACTACCTAACGCTATACATACAAAAGGAGTTCTAAGTGACTGTAAAGAAACAACAAAATGGCAAATGGCTGTGTCAAATCGATAGAAAAAACATGCAGCGTGTTAGAAAAAGTTTTGACACTCAAATAGAGGCCGAAATATTCGAGCGAGAAACATTTGCCAACAATCGTATTAAGAAATTACAAAACACTGACCCTAGACATTTATCAGAGCTTATTTCGCTTTGGTACAAATATCATGGCATTAATTTAGCCGATGGTGAAAAAATGAGAAATAGGCTTAATGATGTATCAAAGGCACTCAATAACCCTAAAGCCAGCTCGATCACCCCCGAACAGTTTGTAAATTATCGAGCCAACAGAATAAGCAAAGGCTTAAACTCAAAAACATTCAACAATCATCATGGCTATTTATCTGCAATGTATAACAAACTCAGAAAGTTAAAAGTCATTGATTACAATAACCCAGTGGGTGACATAGACTTTATAAAGATCCAGCAACGCATGTTGTCTTATCTATCAATCAATCAAATAAACACACTGTTAAACAGCATACAACAAGGCTGTGACAACAAATCCACATGGTTCGTCACTCAAATATGCTTAAGAACGGGGGCAAGATGGGGAGAGGCCGAACAGCTAAAAAGAAAACAAATTCACAACAACTCCGTCACGTTTGAATTCACAAAATCAAAAAAAATAAGAACCGTTCCATTAGATGAAGACTTTTTAAAACAACTAAAAATATTCATGGGCAATAAAACTCCCGAACAAAGAATATTTACAAACTGCATTGGAGCCTTTAGAAGAGCAGTCATAAGAGCAAAAATAGAATTACCAAAAGGCCAAAACACCCACATCTTAAGGCATTCATTCGCCAGCCATTTCATGATGAATGGCGGCAACATACTCACGCTACAAATAATATTAGGCCATTCCGACATCAGACAAACAATGAAATACGCGCACTTGGCACCCGATCACTTACTAGATGCTTTAATATTAAATCCAGTCGCCAGTTCGATTCCAAAACAAGGAACTAAACCCAAATAACGAAGGCGGTAAATTGGCGGTAAAAACCGCCACAAACCGCCAACAACCGCCACTCATCAAACCCAATAAAAGCACAAAACGACCATACAGAGCCATCTACGAAAAAACAAACAAATAAGCAGAGTTTTCGATTCCCCCCGTCTCCACCACAACAAGGTTCATCAAGAACCATTAAAGACCTTTAGACCCTTTAAAAACAAGGATCTAAGGGTTTTTTTATGCCTATAGCATCCATTACAGTCTAATAAAAACCAGCTTGTTAAGCAGTACCATTAAGTTAACCCGACTACTGGTACTGCTTATATGCCTTATATTGTTAAACCATTGACAAATACAGAAGTCAAACAATCTAAACCAAGAGAAAAGGTTTATGCTTTATCTGATGGTGATGGACTTTCATTACGAGTTAAACCTAATGGATCTAAACTTTGGTTATTTAATTACACTGCTCCCTATACAAAAAAGCGAACGTGTTTAAGTTTTGCCTCCTATCCTGAACTTTCAATAGCCAATGCCCGCTGTAAACGCCAAAACGTTAGAGAACTACTTGCTAAGAATATTGACCCTAAAGAGCAAAGAGATGAAGAACTAAGAATTAAAGAAACAGGTAATCTTGAAGAGTGGTTAACAAAAATCATCGGTGCCGATACACGAGAAGCCGAAATCATTAAAAAAGTTCTGTCAGAAATATACAAATAATGTATTAAATCAATCACTTAAACTTGTCAGAAAATTAAGTTCTGACAAAAGATGTGACAAACTAATAATCCAACGAACATGGTCGAGTTCATTCCACAGAGACTCAAACATGACCATTACATTTCTAAGACTACCTACAACATTAAAAAAACGCGGTCGATCTAAAAGCTCACATTATCTAGATATACAGCAAGGTTTATTCACCAAACCTGTTGCTATAGGAGGCAGAGCTACTGCTTGGCCAGATCATGAAATAGATATCTTAAATGAAGCTCGTTTAGCGGGATATAACGATGACAAAATTAAAGAACTAGTCATAGAACTTGAAAAAAACCGTAAAAAACCATCCCCCATAATCGACGATTATTTTGATGATATAACAAAAATTAAACTGTAATTCATACAGTTTTTAATCTTCAAAATACACGGACTACATCATAAAAATTTAGAGAATATTATGACTAAAAAATCTTATGCAACCGCTAAAGGGCGAAGAAATACCGCCCAATTTATTTCCATACCACATACCTGTTTAGACCATCCAAACTTTACTCGCCTTTCAACTAAGGCGATTAGACTTCTAATCGATGTAACTAGACAATATAACGGCTTTAATAATGGTGACTTATCAATTACTTTCTCAAAGCTTAAAAAACGAGGATGGAAATCAGAAGGCACCTTAAATAGAGCAAAGAAAGAGTTACTTCATTTTCAATGGATAACGCGTACCAGAGTAGGGCCAACTATAAGAAGCACAATTCTTTATGCATTAACGTTTCATAATATTGATTACTGTAAAGGTAAATTAGATGTTAAACCAACAGGATCATCACTAGGAAGTTGGAAGATAAAAACTGAACTTTTGTAAGCGGAAAACGAACCCATCTACCAAATCAAACAACGTTACACTAAACTACTTCAAATCCACATTCCAAGGTAACAATGCTTCAATTTCTTCAACCGTTGAGGCATTAGGTAGTTCTTTAAA